GCACATGGCCATACATAGGATCAGATAAAAGTCGAGTCGCAGACACACCGGGATTCTCATAGCCTGCAAGATGCGCACACTTTGTTTGATTGTAATCCTGATACACCATGAGATCGACAAATGTTTCTTGTTTCTTTGTTAGTTTCTTTTGACTCTTCATCTGCAATATCCTATCAAATTATATCTACATATCGAGCTCTCTCTACAAGAAGAGAATGCATTTATGCATCTCTCTCTATAGTTCTCTATAGAGATGCACATGCGCACAGCTGCACATACCAGTAAAATAGGGGCTTTCAGAGGTGCATGTGCGTATGTGCAGGCATGTGCAATTGCACAACCGCACACCCTACAAAACAACGCTAGATCAATGACTTGCGAAAGGGCTGTGCAATTTGCATTTTTCTCATTGCACAACCACTTCTGCTTATTATTTGACCACATCTTGCTTTTTATATTCCTCATAAGTCATGCCTGTTTTTTCCTCTCCATCTAAAATTGCAAAACAAAGTTCTCTGAAACGTTCCCAATCCTGACCTTTCATTTCGCTTTCCTTTGTAGTCGTAGTCAATACAAGAGTGTTTGATATTTTTTTAGTATTGCGTGAAGAGGGCGGTATCAAACCAAATTTTTCTCTGTAACTACAATACTCAAGACGTTTTTTCATATGTTTACTTCCTATTGTCAACAACCACTACCATGAGCGGCCTAAGATATCCTGTCTTGGGTGGGATATCATCGTCAGTATTAAATCGATAACCATACAGGCCTTTGGGTTTCTCTAAGAACCTAACTTGTACATTGTCTCTAGGTCTGTGTTGCTTTGCATCCCAAAAGTATTGATGAAAGTAAACAGAGTTTGTTGAAGCAGGAAGCAAGAAAACACAAAGACATTCTGATTCACAAGCTTTCTTTACAAACTTAGGAATGTATCTATCAAACATAGGATGACAGTAAACAATCTCATGATCCCAATCTTGCAACAATGCATCTTGTTCCTTTGTCCAATACTTATCTACTAAATGATTCTTATCTGAAGCACATGCATCCACCGTGAAAGCAAACTCTTGCGATAAGACTTCCCATATCTCTTTCGGTGTGCGTATGTACTCCATAGGCAGAAGCTGTTTATCTTTAGCTAGTAAGTTGTAATGCTCTTTCATAATCTCCTATCATCCTCCTCGTTCTTCAAGATTGCCAGTCCAATGTTTCTGACGATCTGAGGTACGATTGAGTTGCCCAATGCTTTGAGTCGATTGACTCGTTCAGGAATGCCTGTCGCTACCCTTGGGATGTCAGGCTCTACTTCGAATCCGAAATGTCCGTCCAACCTGGCGGATAGCCCATCAGCCATTCCACCCACTCTGGGTTCAGTGTGCCCTTGCCTGTGTTCCTTACCTCCGGAGAGTTGCCCAACATCTTCTGCATCTTTGCTCCAGGCCTCCCTGCTGCATCCTCGTTTGCCCCCGGAGTTAGAAACATCTTTTTCTCTTTCAGAGCCACTTTCTCCTCCAAGTTCCCTTTGTCCCTCCCTCTCTTCTGTAAGCTTTCTATGTTCTCCGCCATTGCTGATGATGCTCTTGGCGTTGGCCACATCTTGCTCTTGACTGCTCCTGCTAGCTTGCTCTTCTTCGCTAGCTTCTCGTAGTCCGTGTTCTCCCCTGTGTCCTTGTAGTCCCTTGCCGCTGGAGTTGGGAACATCTTCTTTTGTTGATAGTCCACTGCCGCATCGAGTGTCAGCCCCCACTTGGTGTTGCTGTTCTTTGCCTCTCGATAGGGCTTGCCGTTCTTGTCCTCCTTGATTGTCCCCGGAGATCCTCCCTTCCAGTCCCTCGATGCTGGCGTGGGCCACATCAGATTTGGATGTGCTACTTGATCGTTCAAGCTGATCGGCATGCCCTTGTCGAGTTTCATTTCCATTCTCTCCTTGCTCGATCCCCCTCTGCCGCAATGAGCGTCTGGAGTTCTCCACATCACTTGCTCCCTTAGATTCGAGCACCCTCCCTTTTTCTTCGCCTCTTTTAACTGCTCCTCTGTCCTCACTTGATTCACTCTCATTCCGTCCATCGCTTGAGGTGTCGCCCATAAATTTTCCGAGGATCCAGACTCTGTCTCTTCGATGGGGAGCTTCGACACTGCAAGCTGGAATAACAAACGATTGCGTGGCGTAACCTTGGGCTTCCAAGTCAAGACACACATCATCGAGTGCCACATTGACGAAGCCACCAACGTTTTCGACAATGACCCAAGTGGGTTTTTTGTGTTTAACAATTTCATACATGTACGGCCAGAGGTGTCTGTCGTCTTCCTTGCCTTTTTTCTTGCCTGCAACGCTGAACGGCTGACAGGGGATGCCTCCACAGATGAGGTCGAACTCTTGAATAATTCTTTTTGGATCATTGCCTAACTCCTTTAAGTCATTGTAGATTGGCACACCAGGCCAATGCTTGTTTAATACTTTACAACAGAACTCATCAAACTCACAAAACGCTACTGTCTCAAAGCCACCTGTTGCCTCCAATCCAAGACTGAATCCACCAATCCCAGAACATAAATCTAAAATCTTTATCACGCTTTCTCTCTCTTCTTAAACCAAACTCTTATGTAATACTTTCTAATGATAGCCACTATCGTTAAGACGCTTGCCTGTGCTAGTGATATCAAGAAGCTGTTGTGTGTAACCATCAAGCACAGAAACAACACCAACCAAACCAAAGGTAGATTGATAAGCGTGCCAGTAAATGTATCGACCATAGCTTCTTTCAAAGCTTTCTTGTCTAGGTTAATCATCCCAAGGCCTCTTCATTTCATTGCCCTCTAAGTAATACCAAGTGTTCTTACCTGGAACATTATGATTCTTAACTCTATCTCCTAAATACTTTTGCACATGTGAGACTGCGTATCTTGCTGCTCGCTCTCCTGATGCTAAGTCAGCTTCTTTCAAAGCTTTACGAGCAAGAAGTTCGAGATCCTGTCGTGTGTAAAACTTGTGCTTATCCATAGCTGATGCCACAACTCTTGCTATCTCTACTTCATCTGGAGAATCTTGTGCATCAACCACCCTAAAAAATCCCCTGTCATAATCAAAGTAAGCGAGATGTTGTTCAGGTTCTTTAGCATTCCTTGCCTCATAGAATACATTGATGTTGGGTTTCTTACCTGACAGCTTGACACCTGAATCCATCCAACCAGCAAAGGCACTACCACCACGAGCTGACATGAACGACAAGTCGTCTGCCCTTTCTTTACCAGTGTGATGAGCAATAATAAAAGCTACGCCAAAGAGTTCTATGAGTCTGTCTACCCTTGAGAGCATTGCATGTATCTCTGAGTTAGAGTTCTCCTCACCATCAAAAAAGTTAATGATAGGGTCAATCATTACTATGTCCGGTTTGTGATAATCAATACTTGTTGCTATCTCATCTATGTCTTTGTCTCGCATGAGGTTCTTGCGTAGCCTACCTGAAGCAATTAGATTAGACTTGCCTATCTCTAGCATCTCTTGGTCATGAATGAAAGGTTGATAGTACATGTCGATTCTTTGTTTAAGAAACTCATGAATGATCTCTGCTTGTAGCCACATAACCTTGAGAGGCCTACTAAACTGTTGATTCATAAACTCTGTGCCTGTCGTGGCTGCTGATGCGAATGCACCTAGCCAATGCGATTTACCTATCTTGGGTTTACCCAACAGCAAAACTCTTGATTGTTGAAAGACAAATGCATCCCCCCAAAACTGTTCGATGCGTGATGAATCCATGCCATCCCAAAAGGGATCAGAAAAACTTTTGAGTCCGAGTGGGTCTCTATTTGGTTTGTCTTCATTCTTTTGGGTATCAAGTGGGTCTTCTTGATCCATGATTTCTTTGAGCTCTTCTGTCAACTCTATCTGCCACTGACTCGTGTTCCATTGTAAGATTCCAGGTTCATCATCTGGGTTTCTTCGCATGTGCCCTTCACAAATACTGCTAACAGTTTGTAAGACTTCTTGTACGCTCATGGGTGGATTGTTGGTTTGATTCCAATCCAAAGCTTTGATGATAACTTCTCGTCTGCCCCATCCTTCAACAATCCATTTGCCTACAAGTCTAGCCAAGGTATCGTTACGCATACCAGTATCAACTCCATCAGTAGTAAGCAAGCTGTTGTTTTGTGATGCAGTCTTGCCTGTGTCATTGAAGTCATAGATAACTTTCATGTCTTGACTGCTAAGACAAGGGAGCTCGTCCATGTCATCTATATTAATCCCATCAACAGTTTCAAACATGTAATGATCGGAGGGCGATATCATGACATAGCCACCCTCTCCTCTGATATCTAATCTGCCTGTGGTGTTTCTCACTTTAAGGTTTGGATTGATAGCGTAAAAATAATGATAGCCACCACGAGGTGTCTTTTGTTTCATGGTGGTTCTTGTTATCTGACCTGACTCAACAAACTCACAAGCCTCTTGCGTATCTGCATCAAGCACCACAAAGTTAATGCCTGTGATAGCTGCCCAATTACAAGTTGGAAACTGTAGATACCATTGTTTAATTTCTTTTAATGTGGGTTGTTTTTCTATGTAGTTAGACCACTTAACTCTTGGTGTCTTTGACCATCGTTTTATTAATACATCATCTTCTTCGTATTGATGTCTGCGTTTAAAGTAATCTGGTATTGTGTCTGTCTTTGAACCACAAGGTATGAGATGAAAATGATTCTCATAAAAAGACATAAGCATCTCTTTGCGAGAGTGATCCATGATTTCTTCCCCCTTTGTGTTGAGGTTCAAGTCAATAGGCATTTATACCTTTTCAATAGATCCGTAGATGCTCTCCCAATCAAGAGCACGACCAGTCATTTTAATAAGTTTCTTAGCCTGGTTTACTGAGGGTTGTCTATGACCCCAACGCCAAGCCCGGATAGTTGACACTGAGACTTTCAAATCTTTTGCTAAAGATTCTTCGCCTCGTTTTTCGATGTAATCTTTGAGTTGCATTTCTCTCCTAAAAAGACAATCATAATTGACACATTACAAATTGTAAAGATATTTGTTGACAAATGATTTTATATCATTAATATAGATAGAGTATTTGTTTTGGAGAACATATGACTAAAGACATAAATTATGAATCAATGAGCTTGCGTGCTTTACTCAAGCTTAAAAAAATTAATCTACAAGAGCAAGCTAATTTAAAAGCAGAGTCTAAAGATTTAGACAACGCTATTATAGAATGTGAAGAGATTAAAGCCATTACACAAACATTATCAAACTCTGGTGGATCTACACGAGTTCCATTAAATGGAGTCATCCCTAAAGATTTAAGAGTTCAATTCAAAGTAACCAAAAAATGGGATCAAGAGTTATTGCAAGATATATCTACACAAATAAAAAACTTTCCTTTTAAGACAGAGTTTGTTGAGAACGTCAGAGAAAGCAAAAAGATTCAAGAAGCTGACCCAGATACTTGGCATAAGATTGAATCTGCACTTACAACCAAGATTAATGAAAGGCCTTACATATCTTTTATTGATCCATTAAAAGGAGATGAGGAGTGAGTCTATTGAATACTATTGAAACAGGAATTAAAGTCCCGGCTTTAAAGATTAATGTAGCTGGAACAGATGGCATAGGTAAAACAACCTTTGCATCTAAAGCACCCAAACCTATATTTGTGAAGACAGAAGATGGCACTAACTTTGTTGATGCCCCATCCTTTCCTCTGTGCGAGAGCTACGATGACATTGTCAAGCAATTACAAACGCTTTACGAAGAAGAACACGATTACAAGACCTTGGTATTCGATACCACTGACTGGGCTGAAAAGCTTGTGCAAAAAAAGGTTTGTGATATTCACTCAATAAAATCTATTGAGGCACTAGGTTTTG